TCTGTTGGTGATCATACACCAGCAATTACATCTTCAGGTGTGTGTGGAAATCTACCAGTGTTTACTGCAGCAGCAGATACACTTGATGTAGAGATTCAAGCATCTAGTGGAACTATTACTGGTGGTATTCTACGTGTGTATGCAGTTTGCATTATCATGGATGACATCTCACAGTCAGGTTCTGCGAATGAAGTAGACCGTGATCTACTCGCATAACTTATTGGGGGGCTGGGCAACTGGCTCCCCTTTACTTGTAAAATAGGGATTGCACTATGGCTGAGACATTTCTTACGCTTACTAATAAAACGCTTGTGCGTATGAATGAAGTAGAGCTTACGTCTAGTAACTTTTCTAGCCCTAGAGGTATTCAGTCACAAAGTCAAACAGCAGTCAATGAAGCTATCAGGTACATAAACCAGAGAGAGTTTGGCTACCCATTTAATCACGCAACTAATTCATCTACACTAACTGCTGGCGTATCTCGCTACGCTTTACCTACTAGTACAAAATATATAGATTACAATACTGCAAGAATTAAAAAGAATGAAACACTTGGTTCATCAGGTAATAATCTTAGCATACTAAATTACAATGAGTACGTATCTAAGGACTATGCAAACCAAGAAGACGATGTTCAGTCAACTACTTTAAACGGCTCCCACTCTAGTTCAGTCACTACACTAACACTGACATCCTCTACAGGCTTTGACACTAGTGGTACAGTGCATATAGGCAGCGAACAAGTAACTTACACTGGCGTATCAGGTAATGACATTACAGGTTGTACCAGAGGTGCTAACAGTACTACGGCTGCTCTACACGCTAGTGGTACTACAGTAACACAATTTGAGGATGGTGGTATACCTAAGTTTATAGTGCGTACACCTGACAACAAATACTTACTGTACCCTTACCCTGATAAAGCTTATACGTTAGCTTTTGATTACTACACATTTCCTAGTGATTTATCTGCACACGGTGACACAACAACTATACCTGACAGGTTTGCTGCAGTTGTAGTTGATGGTGCAGTTGCTTTTGTGTATCAGTACCGTGGTGAGCTACAGCAGTACCAGCTAAACTTTGAACGGTTTGAGCAAGGTATAAAAAATATACAAACACTATCTGTAAACAAGTATGACTACGTAAGGTCATACATGATAGAATCGCCTTATGGATCATCTAACCCTGTGCTCAGAGTGTCATAATAATGCCAGATACTTCAACGTTACAGTCTACAGCATTTAATTGTGAAGGTGGTCTAGTTTTAGACAAGTCTACCTTTATGATGCAGCCTGGTGAAGCTTTAGAGCTTACAAACTTTGAGCCTGACATCAAGGGCGGTTACAGAAGAATAAACGGTTTTCGTAAGTACGTAAATCACCAAGTACCACAAACTAATAATACATCAGAAAAAGTTTTATTGTCTTGTATATTTGCAGAAAGAGTTGTAGCTGCTCGTGGCGAAAGAATATATAGTGCAGGTTCTACTGAATTAAGCCTAAAGATATTGTCAACTACAAGTATGACAGGCTCTGGTACAATTACAGTTGACTCCACTGCAGGTTTTTCTACAAGTGGTACATTACAAATTAGTGATGAGATATTTACTTATACAGGAGTTTCTACGTTTGCATTCACAGGTGTAACTCGCGCAACTTCTAGCACTACAGCAGCTAATCACTCTACAGATGATACTGTATCTGAAAGCTGGACACAAAGAGATACAGGTAGAACTAATGCAGGTAAGTATAACTTTGAGAGATTTAACTTTGATGGTAACGACAAACTAGTATTAGTTGACGGTACTAACGCACCTGTAGTATTTAATTCATCTATGAGTGCAACTGATGTTAGTGAAAGTGCCGTATCTGGATCAAAGTTTGTAGCTGCTTACAGAAACCACATGTTTTACGCTGGTAAGTCAACCACACCACAAGAGGTTGTATTTAGTGAGCCTTTAGATGAGGATGACTTTGACGCAGCAGACGGTGCAGGTAGCATCAAAGTAGATGACACCATAGTAGGACTAAAAGCTTTTCGTGATAGTTTATTTATATTTTGTGAGAACAGGATATTTAAACTTACAGGTTCTAGTTTGTCTGATTTTTCAGTACAGCCTGTCACAAGAAATATTGGTTGTATTAATGGTGATACAATACAGGAATTTGCAGGTGACTTAATGTTTCTTGGGCCTGATGGTTTAAGAACAGTTGCAGGTACAGCTAAGATTGGTGACGTTGAGCTTGGTACAGTATCTAAAAATGTACAAGGATTGTTTGATAAAAATATAGTAGATGCATCTTTGTTTGAAAGTGTAACTATACCTGATAAAACACAGTACAGATTATTCTTTACAAAAGCAACTAATGGACAAAAACGCACTAGAGGTGTAGTGTGCGTTATGAAAGAAAGTGGTTTTGAGTTTTCTGAAACACTAGGAATAAAACCTTCATGCACTGACTCTTTTATAACTGCAGGTGATGTAATAGTAATTCATGGTGACTTTGAAGGTTATGTACACAGGCAAGAAAAAGGTAACACATTTGATGGTGTAACTGTTCTTGGTAGATATAGGGGGCCAGATATAAGTTTTGGTGATGCTGGCCTACGAAAGCACATGCACAGGGTAATACTTAACTACGAACCTGAAGCTGCAATAAGTGCTGATTTAGTATTACGCTATGATAATGAGAATGTTGGGGCAGCTAGACCTGCACCTTATACTTTAACAACGGGTAAGGTAGGCTCTCAGTACGGCACTGCTGTTTACAGTACAGCATCAAGTGAAACACAGTTTGTTTATGGTGGTGGTACAGTACCACTAGTCAGACAACCTGTAGAAGGTTCAGGGTTTACAGTGGCCCTAAGAGTTGATGACAATGGTGTTTCATCTCCTTATTCACTAAAAGGATTTCAGTTAGAGTATCAAGTAGGAGCAAGACGCTAATGGGTGCTACATACACAAGGCAGTCTACGTATACAGACGGTGACGTTATACAGGCTGCAGACACGAATGATGAGTTTGACCAATTACTAGCTGCCTTTGCTGCTGGCACAGGACACACACATGATGGTACAGCAGGAGAGGGTGGGCCTCTTAGTGCTCTCTTAGGTCACGGTATAACGTTTGGTCAAGGCACTGCAGGTACAGATATTGTTATTACGTTTGATGGTGAGACTAATGACGGTGTACTAAAGTGGATGGAGGATGAGGATTACTTTGAGTTCTCAGATGATTTACTTATTGCATCTACAGAAAAGATACAGTTTCGTGATACTGGTATTTACATTAACTCTAGTGCAGATGGTCAGCTTGATCTTGTAGCTGATACAGAAATACAAATTGCAGCTACAACCATTGACATAAATGGTCTTGTTGATATATCAGGTAATTTATCTGTAGGTGGTAATTTAGATGTAACAGGTACGTTTGACCTTAGTGATTCTAACTTTACTAATGCTGGTGACATACAGCTAGATAGTATATCTGGTGACAGTGACACAAACACAAGCATAGCGTTTAGTGGGTCAGATGTAATCACAGTTACTACTGGTGGTGAAACACAAATTACATTTAACAATGGGTCTATACTTCCTACTACAGACAATGACGTAGACTTAGGCTCTAGCTCACTAGAATTTAAAGACTTGTACATTGACGGTACAGCTAACATTGATACTGCTAGTATTGATGCTTTAACTGTGTCTGGTGCTACTACACTTGCTGCTACTTCGTTTGGTGATGCTGATATTACTAACGTAGGTAGTATTGCCCTTGATACTATTACCAATGATGGCACAGACATTACGCTAGATTCCTCTGGTGACATTATACTTGACGCAGATGGTGGAGATGTATTTGTAAAAGATGCAGGTACAACCTATGGTTCACTAACAAATAGTTCTGGCAACTTAGTTATTAAGTCAGGCACAACTACAGCCTTGACATTTAGTGGTGCTAATGCTACAATAGCAGGTGATCTTACTATTAGCGGTGATGACCTTACAATGGCTACCAATACTTCTGGTGCTTTACTTATCGCTGATGGTACAAACTTTAATCCTACCCTAGTAACTGCTTTATCAGAGATTAGTACGGTAGCTAATGATGACGTATTCTTAGCTGTTGACACATCTGGTGGCGGTCTTAAAAAGATTACACGTAGTGCTGTAGTTGCAGGTCTTGCTGCTTCTGGTGCTATATCTAACGTAGTAGATGATACAACTCCACAGCTAGGTGGTAACTTAGATACTAACTCTAGTAATATATTAATTGATGACGCACACTTTATAGGAGATGAAAACGGCAACGAACAAATAGTCTTCCAAACTACTAGCTCTGCAGTCAATCAAATAGAAGTTACTAATGCTGCTACTGGTAATGGTGTACAAATTGCTTCTACTGGTGGTGATACTAATATTGATTTAAAACTATTGCCTAAAGGTTCTGGTCAAGTAGTCATTGATGGTAATGTAGGAATAGAGTCAGGATTAATTGATTTAAAGAATGCAGGGGCAGTATCAAAGATTAAATTTTACTGTGAGTCTAGCAATGCTCATGCACAAACACTTCAAGGAGCACCACACTCTGAGGCTGCTTCTAACTCCCTAACACTTCCAAGCACAGGTGGTGACGTTGACCTAGTATCAACAGCTTCAACTGCTACACTAACTAACAAAACACTTACTGCACCTAAAATAGCTGATGGTGGTTTTATAGCTGATGCTAATGGTAATGAACTTGTAGTATTTCAAACAACAAGCTCTGCTGTAAATGAAATAGAGATTACTAACAATGCTACTGGCAGTAATCCAATAATAGCAGCTACAGGTGGAGACACTAACATAGGTATTGCACTTACACCTAAAGGCACAGGTGAAATTGTAATAGGTGCAGGTAACTTAAACTACGGTGGTACTGCAGTTACATCTACAGGAGCAGAACTTAATATCTTAGATGGTGTAACTAGCACTGCAGCAGAACTTAATATACTTGACGGTGTAACCAGTACAGCAGCAGAGTTAAATATACTTGACGGTGTAACCAGTACAGCAGCAGAGCTTAATATAGTAGATGGTAATACTTCTGCAACAGCAACAACGGTAGCTGACGCTGATCGTGTTGTTTTAAATGACAACGGCACTATGGTGCAAGTAGCTGTAACAGACCTTGCTGCATACTTTGATGATGAGATTACAGCCATGCCTAATCTTGTTACTACTGCTGCAACAACTGTTGGTGCTTTAGATAGTGGTAGTATTACAAGTGGCTTTGGTACGATTGATACAGGCTCTAGTAACATAACTACCACAGGGGTGGGTTCTTTTGGCTCACTAGACATCTCTGGTGATATTGATGTAGACGGTACAACCAACTTAGATGCAGTGGATGTAGATGGTGCAGTAAACTTTGCTGCTGATGTTACTTTCGCAGATGGTGCAGATATCATTACTGCTAGTGCAGGTACGTCCAACTTTCGTGCAGGTGTAAACGCAGGTAACTCAATAGCCTCTGGAGGAAATTATAACGTAGTTGTGGGTGACGAGGCTGGCACTGCACTAACCACGGGTGATGCAAACGTAGCTGTTGGATTTGAAGCACTTAAAACTGAAGATGCCAATGGTGAAAGTGTTGCTGTCGGTTATCAAGCATTGAAAGCACAGAACGTAGGAGCGTCTGGTGTAAACACGGCAGTTGGTTACCTTGCAGGTACAGCAATGACCACTGGTATTTATAATGTCATGTTGGGTGGTGAAGCAGGTGACGCAATGACTGATGCTGATGGAAATGTGGCATTAGGGTGGAGGTCACTTACGAGTAATACACTAGGACACGGTAGTACCGCTGTTGGAGCGCAATGTCTTTTCTCTCAAAATTATGGCTCGTCTACCAACGCTTACAATACATGTGTGGGTCACTCTGCTGGCTACACAATATCTACTGGAGTTTCAAACACTCTTGTAGGCGGATTGGCTGGTGATAATTTTGCAACAGGTAACAGCAATGTAATTATGGGATACAACTCTGATACCGCTGCCAGCGACACATCACAAATTATTGTTTTAGGGACGGGAGTTACATCACAAGCAGCAAACAATTTCACATTTGGTTTCGGAGCTACGGATAGTAATATCGCATTTGGTGCAACGTCCATCACTGCGCCATCTGATGTAAGACTTAAAGAGGACATCCAAGATGAAAAGATTGGTTTAGATTTTATAAAAGATTTAAGGCCAGTGACATTTAGGTGGAAGAAAGCAAAAGACATTGATCCTGAAATGAGAACACACGACCCTGACTCTGATGAGAGGGTGATGAACGGTAAATATAATCATGGATTTATAGCTCAAGAAGTTAAACAGGTTATAGACAGTTATTCTGATATTAAAGATGGGTTTGATATGTGGTCGGCTGATCCTACGGATGGTAGACAAAGAATAGGCGAAGCTTCTTTAATGCCTATAATGGTTAAAGCAATTCAAGAGCTTGAAGCTCGCATAGCCACACTTGAAGGAAAAGATGATGAGTAGGACAGCAGACGAAATAGCACAAGGTCATGCGGCCTGTTTAAATGGTGCAAGCACAATCAACAGTGTGATTGCTACACACAACAAAGGCTCTGATGCAACAAGCGCAGACTTTGGGTATGACATGACACATGACCAAAAGAAAGCTCGTGTGTCACGCAGCGTGGGCTATCTCAAGCATCAAAAAACATTTACTGATTGGACATCAGAGAGTTTTACTGACATTGATGCGGCTATATCTGCTGCAGATACATTTACAGGATAAACATTATGGCAAACGATAACTGGCACTTGAGTAAGTCTGTACCATTGACACTAATCTTTGGTTTATTCGTACAGGGTGCTGCTATTGTTTGGACTGTAAGTACAATGACCTCTGACATAGAAATTAACGCATCTAAAATTGTAGAAATACAACAAAGACTAGGGCGTGTAGAGGATGCAGTACATGGACAGGCTGTATCTATGGCTAGGATAGATGAAAACATAAAAGCTATTCGTATGTCTGTAGAGAAGATGGCAGACAAATAATGAGAGGGATTTGTCACAATGATAGAGGTTCTTGCACTTGCGTCTGCAGTAAGTACAATATCGGGTGGTATTAGTTCAGCTATAAAGGCAGGACGTGATGTTAGTGATTTATTACCTCACTTTGGAAAGTTAGCTAAGTTAGACACAGAGATACAACTTGCTGAAAGCGGTAAACACAAAGGACCACTAGGTAGACTTACGAGTAGTGAAGAAGAGGGTTTTGCTATAGCTTCAGCTAAAATGAAACACAAAGAAGCTATGGATATGTTAAGAGAAACGTGTCAGCTATTTGGCCCACCCGGTATGTGGGATTTAGTAGTTAAAGAACAAGCTGCAGCTAGGCAGAGACACAAGGAAGCACTAGAACTACAAGCTAAACAAAGAGATCAAATGTTTTGGGGGATATCTGTAGTAATAGGTGTACTAGTATTTGTAGGTGGCTGTGTCGCTATGATATATGGACTGAACGAAGCTGTAAATGGATAATAGGTAAAATACTATGGCAAACAAGTTTAAAGGTTTTAACAATCAACAAACGCACCAATTACTTACTGAGCTAGGCTATACAGGCCCAGCGCAAAAGGATGACATGGATAAGTTTGTTGCGGCTACTCCGACTGTTGCATCTATGCTTGGGCGTTATAACGAGATGGCTAGACAACGTGTAGAGGGTGGGCCTGTGGCTCCTATAGGTATGCAAGCTGGTGGAGCGCTTCCTAAAACTCCTCTTGATCTTTATTGGGAAAACTTTGCAGCACAAAAGAAACAAGCTAAAACATCTGGTCAACCTACTTTAGTTGATACTTACCTTCGAGATGATACGGCGCAAGATGATATGGCACAAATTAATTTTCCTGATGGAACTGCAGTAAGCGTTCAAAAAGGTTTTGCCGAAGCTTATTTAAATCACGCTAAAAACACAAATATACAATTAAATACTGTAGCAGATTATAACGCACTGTCTCAAAAAATATCTGCAGGTACAGAAAATCCTAATAGTACAGAAGCTCAAATACACAATCAAGGTAACAATCGTACTTTACAATATAGAAACACTAAACAAGGTAAATCACGAGATGACTTTATTCAGGAATCTTCACAATATAATGTTCAAGGTAAATCAACCTCTGTCCCCCAAGTTACAGGTGAGGTAGCTTTAGCTGGTGGAAATACAGGGGTAGCTTTACCAGAGGGTTTACCAAAGTTTATTCAAGAAAAAGCCACACCTGATACAACAGTTTCACAGGCTATTGCAGACAAAGATACAGCGCAAAAAGCTGTAGAACAATCAGAGAGAATACAATTAGAAAAAGAGGCTAGGGCAAAAGCGACAACTGATACTACTGTTGCTGATACTACTGTTGCAGAAAAAGACACAGCAGCAGCAGATATTCCTATAGAGCAATTACCACCAACTATAATAGGCCAGAGCGAACTAGATGCTGCACAAAAGGCTTACGCTGATGCACAGAAAACATTAACTGATGCACAGACAGCGTTAAACAATGCAACAGAACCGGAAGCTAATCCATTTACTGATCCTACTGCTTTAGAAAATATAACAGCGACTTATTTAAGCTCTGACGCAAATGTTAAATATAACATAGATTTTGATACGTATCACAGAGATGGTGTAGGTAAATCAGGTGTAATGAGTGCTGATGTTAAAGCGATACTTGAGAGTGGTAAGATGCCATCTGACCCAACTAAGTATGATGAAGCAGAACTTAATAAAGGGTCATCAGATAATTGGACATTTAAGTTTGATAATGGGCAAACTGTAGTTATACGCCGTGATAATAAAGAAGATGCGATAGCTTCTTTTAACAACCTAGCTAAGATGCTTACTGACTTTAAAGAGTCTGACTTATTTAAGAACAACAGATCTCCAGAACAGATAGCTTACGAACAGCTTATGCAGAATGTTACTGATGCTGAAGAGTTAATAACAACAACTGAAGCTGAAGTAGCGGCAGCACAAAAGCGTTTTGAGACTACAGAGATACCTAGCACAGCAGAGGCATTAGGTAAAGCTATAACTGACCCTACAGGATTAACAACTAAGGCTGACGTATCAAAGATTACTGAAGAAACAGATCAACTTATAGGTACAGAAAAAGGTCAGATAGGTGAAGTAAGTGAAACTGCAGTTAAGCTAGCTACAGCTAAGATAGCTAAAGATATAGAGGCTGACAGTGTTAATACATATAATGCTATCATGTCTCAAAGCGAAGTTACAGCAGCACTAGAGAAACTAGCTGCAGCCACAGGTACACCATCAGAGGGTGCTTTATCTAAAGCTGAAACTATGACACCGGAGGAGCTTGCACAGCTTAACCTTGACCCAGCTACACAGGAATTTCTTAGGGATATACCAATAATAAAAAGGAATTTAGACAACCGTGAATTACCCACTTCTGAATTATTTAACTCATATACAAGGTCAATTGCCCAACAATTTGAGGGAGAAGTTGATGAGATTGATGGTGCTAAGTTTGCTTCTGATACACCTCAAGCAAGAGCACAAGTAAACTACAACCTTACGCCTACTGAGATAGCTACTGCTGAAGCAACTAAGATACAACAGGCCGCTACATTTGCGGAGTACGCTACAGCAGAAGAAAAGAAATCAGAGTTTATACCTGCAATAACAGCAGAGACAGGCACAGTAACAGCAGATGAGCTAGTTGATCTTAACAAAATACTAAACAACGAAGCCGTAGTTGTTACAGGTAGAACCTTAGAAGCACTAAACGAAGCATCCACAGCTAAAGCAGCCAGTGCAACATTCTCACAGCAACTTGAGGCTACAGCAGTTAAAGGTGAGGTTAGCGCTCAGTCTACAATATCTTTTCAGCTAGGCAAGCTTATGGAGTCCTTCAACGATGGTACACCTGCATGGGCTGCAGGGGCTTTACGTAATGTAAATGCAGCCATGAATGCTCGTGGTTTAGGCGCTAGTTCTATGGCTGCTGCAGCTATGGTACAGGCTTCTATGGAGGTGGCACTACCTATAGCACAAGCTGATGCGTCTATCTTTCAAGCTATGGATATGGAGAACGTGCGTAATGCTCAAGCTGTAGCTTTAGCTAATGCTGCTGCAGCACAAAACTTTGAGTTAGCTAACTTGTCAAATAGACAAGCTGTAAACATACAGAACTCTATGAACAATGCCAACCTGTCTTTGAGAAACTTGTCTAATACACAAGAGGCTGTGCTTGCTTCTGCACAGTTTAAAGCTGCACTACAAGGTCAAGAGTTGAGTATTAGCTCTAATGTCTCACTAGCTAATGCTGCACGTTTTGCACAAGTAAACGACATAAACCTCAGTAACGCACAGCAGACATCTATACTTAGGTCTACACAAGCCTTAGAAGTTGACTTAACTAACCTATCAAATGTACAGCAAACTGCCTTGTCAAACTTACAAGTCAAAGCTGCTATGATGGGACAAGAGCTTACTAATGAGCAGCAAGTAGCTGTATTAGAAACGACACAGGCGTTTGATATTGAAATGCAGAACGCTACACGTAAGCAACAAGCGTTTATACAAGATGCTGCATCTAGGGCTGCAATGGAAGGTAGAGTGCTTGACAATAGACAGCAGACATCTCTATTCAATGTAGGCAACGAAGTAGCAGAGCGTGGCATAGAGTTAAACAATGAGCAACAGGCCACTATGTTTAACATGACTAACAAGATGACTATAGATGTTGAGAACTTGTCCAATCGTCAGCAGAGTGCTCTAGCTACCGCACAAATAGAAGCAGCCATGAAAGGTCAAGAGCTTACTAACAGACAGCAAGTAAACATTGTACGAACAGAGAGAATAGCTGAAATAGCTAATATGCAGTTCACAGCAGATCAACAGACTGCAATAAGAAACTCTGAGTTAGCTCAAACTGTTGACTTAGCTAATTTAAACAACACTCAAGCTAAAATACTAGCTGATGCTGCGGCTATGTCTCAGGTAGATGTAACTAACTTAAACAACAGACAACAAGCTGCACAACAAAAAGCAGCAGCATTCTTGTCATTTGATTTAGAAGGGCTGTCTAATGAGCAGCAGATAGAAATATTCAAAGGACAGAGTGAAATACAAAGTATACTTAGTGATCAAGCTGCAGAGAACGGACAGCTACAGTTCAATGCTCAGAGCACTAATCAGGTTGAACAGTTCTTTGCTAACTTAGATGCGCAGGTTGATATGTTTAGCACCGCACAAGAGAACGCTATAGAGCAGTTTAACGTAGGTGAAGAGAATGTTTTATCTAAGTTTGACTCAGAACTCAGCAGTCAGCGTGACATGTTTAATGCATCTAATGAACTGGTTGTAGCGCAAGCTAATACTCAGTGGAGACAGAATATAGCCACCATAAATAATGCTGCTAGCAATGAAGCAAACATGCGTGACGCTATGGCTGCTAACAACTTGACCACACAAGGTATAGCAGAGCTTTGGCAACAGGAGCGTGACTTAATGAACTACGCTTGGACAACTGCAGAAAAGCAAGCTGACAGAGATCACCAGTTAGTTACAAATAAAATACAAGCTGACTCTGCAGAGGATAGTGGCTTTTCAATGGCAGCAGGGAAGTTCTTGTCGGCTACCATAGGTGCTATAGCTGAAACTGGTGGCATAAGTAAGTTTTTTAGTTAAGGTAAAGTAATATGAGTTTAGAAAATCTATTTAACAGTTTGCAGAACTTACTCAGTGGTGGTAAAGATCAACCGCAAGAAGAAGAAAAGCAAACAGAGGGTTTAATGTCTACTAGCCTTAGACCTAGAGCTAGACCTGCTGGGCTAAAGCCTATTGAAACTGAACAGAATGAAAACAATGAATACTTAGCTAATACTATAAATAATATTAACAGCCCAGAGTTTAACGAGGAGGACACTACAGTTAAGACTAGTCTTAGACCTAAAGCTAGACCTGCTGGTGTACCTTTAAATAGTGTGGATGCACAAGATGTATTATCTGATCCTAGTACTTTGTACTCGGTGTACAACACTCGCATGGCAAAAGCAGATTCTAATTTTTCTGTTAAAATGCAAAAGTTTAAATCTGCAGAGTTAGATTCTTTATTAAAATATGCAGAAGAAAAAGAAGGAAAGGCTAGTGCGGCTATGGCATTTGCACGAGAAGCATTAAATGTGTCACTACGTCCTAAAGCGAGGCCATATCAGGTAGGGGAAGCTAAAGAACCAGACTATACTTTTACAGAAAAAGATAGAATAAAAGAAATACAACAAGATTTAAACGCTGCAGGTATTACTGTAAATGGTAAAAAACTCGTAGTGGATGGTATTAAAGGAGACAATACTAAAAAAGCAATAAGGGCTTTTCAAAAAAGGGAGGGCTTAAAGGTTGACGGTAAAGTTGGAGATAATACTAAAGCAGCTTTTCGTAGGGTTATCCCTCAATCTGCAGTAGAAGTTGGTGAAATACCTGACCAACAAGGTCTTATGAAAAGATTGCCTATGGCTGCAGAAGCTTATGAAGTAGGTGATATACCTATGATCATAGGAGAAACTGATCAAAGTACAAAAGAAGGTCGTAAAAGAATACAAGAAGCTTTAAATGAGTTAGGCTATGACGTTGGTAAAGTTGATGGTATTTTCGGCTCTAAAACTAAAAAACAAATACAAAAGTTTAAAAAGGATAATGACTTATTAGATTCCTTAACTATAGATAAAGATACAGTAAATGCATTAAATGACGCTCGTGGAGTTACGATGGGAGGAGATACTGAAACCCCTAGTGCTGTTAGTAGTGGTATATTTAATTTTAAAATGCCTCAAAGTAAACTTTTAAATTTAGCAACGGGTACTCCTGCAAAGCTACTAATAAAAAATATATTAGGTTTAGATAGAAATTACTTAATGAAAAATATTCCTATACCCATAACCGAAGCAGCATTTAAAGAAGACGAACTTCAACACTTTAGAAATATGTGGACTAAGTATGGTACAGGAAAAGTAACAAAAGCACAACAAATAGACAGTGCAAATGCTGTTATGAATGTCATAACAGGAAAAGATAGAGCACCCTTTGACTTACCTGCTGATGTAAGAGCATATTATTCAGTTGGAGACTTTACACTAACACAAAACGAAGATGGTGAGGTAATATTAAAAGATCAATATGATTATAATATATACACAGACTATACTGCAGAGCCTACTACAAATAAAGATGGTGAGCAAGAATACCCTAGATTAACTACAGAAGAATTTGAGGATAAATACTCTACGGCTAGGGGTATAAAAGATACATTAAAAGCATATACTGACGGTAAGATAGGCTTCATGTCTGCTGCACATAATTTAGGGTTCTTATTAGGTAGTAGAGATTACAAAGATGCTAGTAAAGATGAAGGTACACCCATACGTATAAATCTTGGTAAGCCTGAAACTTGGGATACTGATAATGCTGATGCGGCAACAGCAGGATTAATGTCTCCTACTACGCAGCCTAAAGCTATACCAGAAGGGCAGGAACTTAAAGTAAACAATCTAACTATAGTAAACGCCACAAGAGGTGATGGTAAAGCTTACCGTGGAACTAAAAATATGTTTAATATATCACTTGATTATAACTCCCATACAAGTTATGCCAGTGGTACTGAAGTTATAATTCCCGATAACGCTGATGAGGCAACACGAAAAGCAGCAGATAAATTTAATAAAGCTATGGTAGCCTTTGCAAAAAAACATGGTATCAAAGGCTATAAAAACAGAGGCATTTTTACCACAACGCAGAACGCAGCGCGTAAAGGTGGCGAAAGAGGTGGTGCGGATAATACTATTCATGCAGAGCCTTTCTTCATTCAAGATAAAAAAATGGTAGCTGCTGTAAAAAATAATTTTAAAGAGTTCTCTCAAATTTACGTAGATACATTTGGTAGTTTACCTGCTAGGATTGTTGCGCCTCATGGGGTAGAAGGAGATGTTGGTAAGGTTTCTGAGGAATTTGGTAGTGAATTAGAATTTGGTAAGAGTGTTATAGCAACACTAATGAGAAGTTAATTAATGTTTGGCTTACCCTTAGAACTAATCACCATGCTCTTCTCTACCATACTTGGTGGCGTTATGTCTATATGGGGGCAAAGCATAAAAGGTAGGCAAGCCCAAAATGAAATGCTTATGCAACGTGTTAACTTTGAAGCCAAGCAAGTCAACAGGGCTAGAGATGCAGGTAAGAACGACAAACACTTTGCTTGGACACGTAGACTTATAGCTTTATCTGCAGTATTTAGCATTATTGTCTTGCCAAAGCTAGTCGCAGTGTGGTATCCTGATATCAGTGTATATGTAGGATACACAGAGGTACAGGGCGGCTTTATGAACTGGTTGTTTGGCCCTGATGAAGCTATCCAATGGAAGATGGCAAAAGGATTTGTAATCACCCCTCTAGATACACATATTGTATCAGCCATAGTAGGTTTATACTTTGGCGCTGGGTTTACTAAGTAGGAAAAATAAGATGGCAGTAACACAGTTTGGAGCACCCATACCGGGCAACTCATTGCTCACACACTCACCCGGTGAAAGACCGTGGGAGCGTCCATCAGAGTTAAACACGGTAGAAGAAGCGACACGTTTCTATATAACTAGGTTAGCTAAAGAGGAGATTATAGATGATCTGATGGCTTCTTTAGTATCAGGCATAGCTATCAATCCTATAGCAGAGGCACTAACTCTGTCACAAGTTATGCGAGGCAGACATAGCCTTGATGTAGCAATACTAGTAAAGCCTGTAATCATGGAGTTCTTAGCTGCTGTAGCTGACAACAATGATATAGATTACAAGTTTACAAACAAAGACCCTCAAGCTCAGATAGATCAAAAAGAAAGAGATCGTATGCAGCTAGTCTTGATAGGCGAGCTAAGTAAAGCTCAAGAAGAGGGTACTGAAGATGCTGGCACAGAGCTACTAGGTGAGATATCAGATTTTCTGTCACAGGATGTAGGCCGTGAAGGGGCTGCTGATGCTACACAAGAGATGCCACCACCTGAAGTTGTAGAGATAGACAAGGTAATGGACTCACCTGAAGAGGGTGCAGAACCAGAAGAATTACAAGAACAAGAACAGGCTCCACAAGAGATGGGCCTAATGGCTAGAGGGTAAAGTATTATGGCGTTTAATTATAAAGCATTTGCTGCAGGATTTATGGAGGATCAAGCACGTCAGATTAATACAAGAGTTGCAGAAGCACGAGAGTATAAAAGAGAGTTAAAAGAAAATGCTGAAGCATCTAAGAGTAAGATAAGTAAACTTGCACAGCTAGGTAACTTAGCTAAGTCTGAAATAGCTAGGTTAAGAGCGTATGGTGTAGATGATAGGTACATTAATGCAGGTATAGCCTCTGGACCAAAAGGTTTGTTTGATTTATCCACTGCTGTTCAAGAAGAAGCAGCGAGGCGTAACTTTAAACCCGGACAAAAGTTTGATGAGTTTGAAGTAGAAGCCTTAATAGATATGGATAAAGACTTTAAGTATGGGGAAGTTGATGCTATGGAGTTCTACGAAATGAACACGGCGCTAACTAAGCCCTCTTTGGGTAGCACTAAAGATAAAAAACGTGGTGTGTTTGGTTCATTACTTGGCTTAGACTTAGACGATGCAGTAAGAGCTAGGCTTGATGAAGATGCATACTTTGATGGCTATTCTGTTATGGATATAAATGAGATATCTAAACAGGAAGCATACGAAAGTGTCGCGCCGGGTACATACTTCTCGTTTGCTCCTACCAAAGCTGTTGATGTAAGAACTGCATTAAATCAATTACAAATAGAGATAGGTAGGATAGACGATAATATTAGTGAGAGGGCAAAGGCCCTTGAGTTTATTAATGAAGCAGAAGAAATATTAGCAGATGAGAATAGGGCAAAAAACTATGTTGTAAAGGGCAAGTTAATGACCCCAGAGCAGATATCTCTAGCTCTACAACAGCAAGAGAGAAGAAGTAAGACTATTACGATTGTTGAAGCTTTAGCATCAGATAATCCTTTGTACGTAGAGAAGATGGAGCCTATATTGAAGAGTGTAGGGGGGCTAGGTGATAATCAGATAGAAGCATTAAAGTTTAATGCTATGGCTGATCAAGAACTGGAGAGAACTATTGCAAATAAACTATTAGAAAGTGCTCCTAAAGAGAGTAGAGATGTAGGACAACGCATAAAGTTTACTGCAAAGAATAATAAAGGTGGCATAGATGACTATGAAGCGGTAGTAAGTAAAGGAGATGTTATATCTATTAAAATGAACGGTATTGTGACACCTGACAACTTAATATTAGGAAAGCTCCAGCAGATTGTTTCACAAGGAGGTTTGTCTAGCATTAAAGGCGCAGTGGTTGCATCTCCGTTTCCTTCTAATAGAACACCTGATGATGTACCGCCAGATGTTAGTAATGTAGCATTAGAGGAGGAAGAAGAAGATGAAGACGTTCTTGTAGACACTAAAGAAGATGAAGATGAGGAATACACTTTAAAAAGAGAGGGTAGACCTATAGATAAAATAAAATCATTTTTTGAAGGTCGTGGAGATAGGCGTAAAGAAGTAATGCGTAAGGTCGAGGAAAGAAGAGAACAAGAAGAGAGAGAGGGTACACCTGAAGAAGAAAAGGTAGAGTATGACAAAGACAATCCATATATTTTTGAGGAGGGTTTATCCAACGAAGAAGCTCAAGCTATTTTCGATAGTCTTCCTGCTGGGACTGTTTTTAGGAATCCAGCAAACGGACAGATCCGGGTTAAATAACATGGCAGATTTAAACTTTCCCGGCACTCCCATAAACGAACAGGTAGGCAAGTTAAATTTTCCCGGCACACCTTTAGGTGAGCTTGAGAAGCCTGTTCCCTCTATGGAAGAAAGTATTGTTAATACTATAGAAAAGACATTTGGTAAAGCAGATAATACCGTAGAGGCTCTTGGCTCTCCTGTTCAAGATGAGCCACTAAGTATTGACTCAACCTCACCCTCAAAGCTGAAGACCTCTGCTGAGATAGAGCCACCAAGTGTCGAACAAACATCAGCATCAAAGCCTATTCCTGAAAAACTACCTTCCTTTGAGGATGTATCTAAGAAATTAGTTTCAGACTTAATGAGAGACTTTGATTTAAATAAAGTACAAGCTGTTGCTTTAGCAGGTAATTTAGCATATGAGTCTACTAACTTTCAAACTATGCAAGAGGTCTTGTCTGGTGAACGAAAGAAGAAGGGACACAAAGGTGGTTTAGGTTATGTGCAATGGACTGACACATCAAGCAAGAATAATAGAAGAACTAAGTTTGAAGAGTTTGCGATTAACAATAATCTCTCTACCTCATCATATGATGCTAACTACGGATACTTAAAGAAAGAATTATCTGAAAGGATGCCGGGAACTTTAGAGAACATGGGTAAAAACATGATAAAAAAATTAAAAAGAACAAATGATTTAGAAGAAGCAGTTAAGATAGTCATGGCAGGATACCTAAGACCGAGGGCGTATGTAAAAAGAAAGACCAATCCCAGCGCATATAATAACTTGGTAAATAAAAGAGCCGACAGAGCAAAGCAGATACAAGGATTACTCTAAATGACCTTAGAAGAATTTGATAAGTTATATGGGAAGAAGGGAAAAGTAGAACCTAGTACTTCTGTAGCTATGTCTACGGCTGACACTGAGTTCAACGATATGTTTGAATCTGACACTCGTAAAGGAGAGAAGTTAAAGAAGGATGACCTGTACAGAAGAGACAGGTTAAACAAGATACGTGAATACATGATTAGCAAGAAGGGCGCTGACTACATGGATGCCGACAAAGAAACTGTAGTCGAAGACTTTGTTGACAGTATGCGTAGGTTTAACACTAACATAGTTGCTACTGCAGGAGAGGCTAGATTTATTAGTAAAGCAGACGATAAAACTAAGAATGTAGCTAAAGAAGCATATGAGTTGTACGATAGTTTAGGTAACGTGTTTGTCAATGATGGTTTGTTTGGTGCAGTGGACGGTGTAAAAGATTATATATTATCTATAGCAAGTGACCCTACAAACTATATAGGTCTAGCTACAGGCGGCTTGGGTAAAGCAAGTGCGCTGGGCGTAGGTGAGGCTAGTAAGAAAGCTATACAAGCCTCTGTAGCTGCTGCAGCTAGGAGAGCGTCTGCTAGTGGAGCTACTAAAGAGGCAGCTAAAAAGGCAGGAGAAGAGGCTGCAGATGCCATGACTGCTAAGTTAGCAGGTAGTAGCTACACTAAGGCATCTATGAAGAGAGCATCTAACGCTGCAGCAAAGAAAGCTAGAGCTAAAGTTAGGCTACAGGCCGCACAAAGAGCTATAAGAGAAGAGACAGGAGAGCTAAAAGGTAAGGCTGCTAAAAAGGCTGTCATACAAACTACAGCAATTGATGCTCTTTTGTCTGGTGTACAGGATGTAGCCACACAAGATATATACCATGACATAGGAGCACAGGACAAGTTTAGTGCTGCACAAACTGCCATGTCGTTAGCGTTGGGTGGTATAGGGGGTGGGTTGCATTACACATTCGGTAAGTTTGATGGTATGTCTGGTTTGTCTGAGGCTATGGATAATGCAAAGGCTGCAAGCAGAGCAGAGGAGTTTCCACTAAAAAGATTTAAAGCAGAGAAAGAAGCATTACGTAAACTTAAAAAAGCTAAAGCACCAAAGGCACAAATAAAAAAGCAACAGACCCTAGTAAACAAATTAGCTAGAGAGGCAGTAGCTGCACCTATTTTAAAGCAAAAATCAATTAAACAAGCTGCAGATCAAATGAAGAAAGATATACGAGATTGGAACACAAAAGTACAAACTGGTAAAGCAACCTTTGAAGGTTCAGACGGTAATCAAATAATGCCAGAAAGTTTGTTAAGTAAAATTATGTTAGGCTACACACCTGATGGCAAAGAGGCTTTAGGTATAAAAGGACCAGTAGAAGTAGGTGGGTTAGCCAAGATATTTAAAGACAACGGTATTAAATTTTCTAAGACTACAAAAGTATCAGATATCATGACAAACTTATTGCACTACATGGACCCTGATGATTTAAAAGATATATCACAGTTATTTAGAAAACACACTAACATAGAACTAGGCACGTTGCACAGCTTACCTGTGGAACTAGGAGATGTTATAGCTGCTACAGTTAGTGGTGCAGGTAGTACACTGAGTGTTATGGCTAGTGTTCGTAGGGCTGTAGATGGAGGTGTTGTATCTGGCAATGAGTTATTAGTTGAAACTATAAACTCTAAAGAGGTACAGGATAAGTTAGCAGAAGAGTTTGGTAAGAAAAGAAAAAAAGCACAGTACGGAGCGTATATGCAAAACATATGGAAGCGTCTTTTAGTTTCATCTCCAGCTACAACTGCAGCTAACGTAGCTGGCTTTGCACAGTTTTATGGTGGGCAAGGTGTAGCTGATCTCTTTAGCACTGGTATGTTAGGTGTAGCTGGTGTAGCATCTGCAACTAAAGGTGACAAGAATCTTAGTAAAGAATTGTTTAGACAGGCTCGTGTGTATAAAGATTTACAAGCACAAAAGATGAAAAACTTTCTTGATCCTATGTCTACGTATGAAAGTTTTATGGACTTGATGACAACAATAGATAACAACAAGCAGGTAAAAGGTTTGTTATTTGAAACTATAGGTGGGGGCATAGAAAGAACAGCCAAAAGATATAACATGGATATAGATAGTCCATTACTAGAGAAGACTGAAATATTTGCTGATGCCGCCATGATGATAACAGGAGTACGTGTGCAGGATGTATTTACTAAGTCACAAATGTTTATGACTGAGCTAGATAAATATATTAGATTAAAGCACGGTAAGGACAACCCAAATATAACTTTAGCTAGTGTGTTAGAGTCAGGTGATATGGCTAAGATAGATGATGATGTAATAGGTGGTGCAGTAGATACTACGTTACGATCAGTGTTCTCTAAAGACTACACCACGGATGATCAGATGCTAGGTTTTGCAGCTAAGTTTGTAGAGCAAGCATCTAACACACCTTTGCTTGGTACTGTTATACCCTTTGGTAGATTTATGAATAATGTTGTGGCTACTGCATATCAATGGGGGCCAGCTAGCTTGTTACCTGCAGCATCAAGGATATATAAGGCAAGTGGCAAAGACATAAAAGCTAATGAAGCTATGGCACGTTCTATGGTAGGAACTACTGCGCTAGTAATGGCAATGCAAATGGATGATGAGAGACAGAAAAAAGGTTTGGCTGTTAATGAAATAGAAATGAGTGGGACTATCGTAGATGTAAGAAATGTGTTTCCGTTTTCTTTGTTCTTAGCAATAGGTAGAGCCGCTAACTTACGTAGAAAAGGAGAGTCCGTACCACCAGAGCTACGAGAAGAAGTATTAAATCAGTTAGCCATAGGGCAGGTAGCTAGAGATGCACAGTTTGGTAATGATCTATTTAATGTGTTTGATTATTTTACTGGTGACGGTAGCGACAGAGGTAAAACATTAGATGCTTTGTATAAGTCTTTAGGCAATATAGCTGCAGGTGCTACACGTCCACTTGATGCAGTAAACAGGTCTGTAGGGTATCTTGCTGGTAACGATATAGCTAAAGATGTGAGACAGGCAGAGGGAGTAAATAAGTTTACGCAGTCTGCATCTAAATACTTTGACAATATATTAGAAGTTTTGATAGGAGAGTCTGAGGCACTGACAGGCGAGAACTTGCGTGTAGCTACAAGGGAAGGTGATATTTATGACGCTAACCCACTAGCTCGTATACTAGGTTTGAATATTAAGAGAGGCAAGACTGCTACAGAAAAAGCCTATACTCTATCAGAACTACAAACATGGAAAGCAGATCAAAGATCACAAATACCTATGTACGATAGAATATTTAATGAGACATTAGCCCCTGTATTAGAAAGAAGAATGACACGATTGCTAAAGAGTAAAAACTTTAGAGAGGGCGATTTAGCACACAAGAGAGGTAGGGTAAAAGAAGAATTAAAGAGAGCTAGAAAACACGTAAGAGATAATTTTAAAATAGCTACAAGTGAAGGTTTTTTAGAACAAAAAAGATATGATGCATCTAATAAGGGAACAAAAGAACAACAAAAGAAAGCCTTACGTATGATGAAAGAAAGAGGCGTAGATGCAGAGCTAAAAGATTTTAACTATAGAGAGTTGCAGACATATGAATCTATTATAAATCATCTTAACCTCAAAATCAAAACTGGCTTGTGATATGTGCTCTAACTGGTATATTCTTTGGCATGGCTCCAATAGCTACGATGTACACAGTCTGTGAATACAGATGCCCAAAAAAGATTAGCACTAGGTATCACTACTGGCCTTACCACATAGTCTTGTGGGATGAAAGCCAACAGTGTCCACCTAGTGCTAAACTAGATTAGTCTTACTTTAATCCATGTAATTCTGCAGTATATTTAGCTATCATAACTACATCATCTACTCTTTCTAAAGCCCGTTCTTTGTTCTTGCTGTTAGGCAAGTGTTCATTTATGTGCTGCTTAATAGGCTCTAGCTTTCTCAATAGCCCCTCATAAAAAAGCCTTTGCTTTCTTTCCATGTGCTCTTTTGCTTCACTTTCTATGGTCATTATCGCCGGGGTAGTGCTGCACAGAATGCCATAACTTCTGCATCTTTGTGTGGCATATTTTTTACGTACACTTCTTTTACCTCATCTGCTGCAACCTGACATATATCGTAGTTCTCATATAAGTAAGGCTGTGTTTGTGCGTAGTGTAGTCCATCATTAAAAAAGATAAGGACTAGTATCCACTTCATTTAACGATACCTTTTACTGCATCTATGCCTTGATTAACATAGGGTGTAGCCATATCAATGCCACTACTAATGGCAGGAAAGACTGCCTCTGTTACTACGCCAACGGCGATTATAGATACTACAAAAAACTCAACCATCTTATTTCTCCTTTATGTTAAGTCTACTATTTCACAGCTATCGCCACTACACGCTAGTGTTTGCATAGATGCTGTGTTATCGTCTTCTTCATAGTCAGATAGTCTAGACCAATCAATACTAGTTGGCATAATTGATGCTAACATATTGTAGTCTGACCTGCCTACTTCTTGATAGGGTGCTTGCTGGTACGTATGATCTGAGTGAGGTAAGAAAGATATACCGCTCATCTCATCAAAGTGTTTGTACACAAATGCACCTACCTCAAGCCACTCATCGTCACGCACTGTAATCGTCACTGATGGCTTGTGCTCACACCAGTGTCGCTGATATATGAGCCAAGTTTCTAGCTGCTCTATGGCTGTTAGATCATCTCTCAGGACTGCTTTGTCTGGTGACTTGATGGGGAAGCTGAACACTACTGTGCTATCAGGCTTCATTACACACGGCTCGTTAGGTATACCTTGATCAGCCATGAACTTAGTTAGAGGGTCGTTGGTATCAGCACGTACAGTACGGATATAAAATGAACTGTGGCGAGGGTGAATACCAGACGCACTGTCAACCAACTGGGATATTGTTCCCGATGGCTTAACGCAGCTAATTGCAGTAGCCGTGGGTATATTGAGATTGCTAGCAAGTTCAGTATTAGTAGAAACAGCGACATCTTTTAAGTACTCCAATGTTTTTTCTAGACCTTTGTTCTTTGTAGTCATTAATGGGTTATCCATTATCCCTGTGAGTGACACACCCAACAGACGCTCTTCTTCTGTATTTCGCTGCCACACCTTTCGCAGATATGGAAACTTTGTGTAGGTTGATTGAATTGTCCCAAGTATAGTTGCAACTCTGACTTTCCTTTCAAGATCGTCAATAGAGTCCGTAGCCCTAACCACAACCTCAGTAAGATTACAGAACTGATATGGCCTAAGTATGATTTCACTGCATGGGTTAGTACCAAACTCCCACTCACTGTCACGCCTACCGTTTTTTGCAGCTTGTTCCTTAGATGCTTCACGATTAAATATCCCTCTTTCTCCTGACTTACTTTCTACCAGAGATGTCCACTCACGTAAGAATGATTCCATATCTGGCTTCTCCGTGTAGCACACAGAGTTATTAGCTAGAGCACGATGTCCTGCTGTCTCCCACCACTGGCCTGACTTAGCGTGACGCATACGATCATCACTGAGGTTAGACAAAGAGATCATAGCACTGCGTCTTACACCACCAGACACAACTATCTGTCCTACAAAGCACATAATATCGTGGCACTCTAGAGCACTAAGCTTACGCCCTTCAGCATTTTTAAATGTCTGTGTAGTAAATCTAAATAGATCAACCAAAGGCGCTGGGCCACTAGCCCTACCGCCAAATGTCTTTAGCCTAGCACCTGCTGGACGTACAAGAGACATGTCCCACTTAGGGATTTCACCAGCCCACAGGAGTGCCAACACTTGTCTAAACGCCTTAGCCCACCCCTCCTTACTGTCCTTAACAATGATAGTGGTATCGGAATGATAGAGAACAGGGATTTCAGGAAGCTTGTTGATGTATTGCCTCTCGACACTGAACCCGACACCAGTACCACAGAGAAGGATGAACATAGCCTCATCAAAGGACTTAGGGTCATCTACGGGTAAGTAACTACAGTTGTATATGCATGTATTATCTCTGTCTGCTGCTGGCCCTGCAGTCATCATGGCTCTCATGGATGGCATTACCTCTAGCTTTAGTATAGCATCCTCTATCATTAGCTGTTCTGCTGGGGATACTTTACCGTCAACCACATTGCTTATGTAGCGTTGTACTGTTTCACTCCAGTTCTCTCTTTTCTTTTCTTCTGGCATCCACTTGGAATACCTAGACTGATGTATAAAAGTCTGGTAGTCTGTAGGCAATTCTTCACCATTGTCCACGTTGTTATGATATTCAAACGCTTCCATGCCGCTTGCGTTAATCATGTTCTCTCCTTAATATTTAAGTTATCTATCTTCACATCATCTATGTCGTGAAACGTGTTGTGTATCAGATCACGAACATCTTCCTCATGTGCATCTTGTACAGTCGATAGTACGTTACACGCTTCATCTACCTCCAATAGAAATGTAACGCTAAACTTTTTATTTGTACCGTTCACTTGTGTATCTCCTTTAGTGTTTTATTTGCCCATGTCAAATACTGTTGCGCTTTCTTTAAATCCTCTACAGGTGTAGGGTTCTTGTATGCTGCCCTGTGATTATATTTTATTACGTTACCTCTACAGTAAGCTACGAAACCGTTTGGTCCTAATACTTGCTTAATATAGTCTATACATTCTATACCATCAGTCAGGTTGTAATGTGCTGGCTTCTTTACACTGTCGTAGTTAAACGTAGTATCACCATTTATTATGTCATCTACATTAATAGTTTGATCTGCCATAGTTATTACACTCATTATGCGTTTCCTTGCGTTTTAGTAAACCTCGTTAGCTTTAGAACCTTACCATCCGTACCCTCTACCTTTTCATATAGAGGTCTTTCTTTTTGTAGTTGATGTTCTAAGCCTATCAAATCATTTCTGTGTTCTTCTACTGCATTATACAACTCATCATCATGTTGTGCAAGCTCTAAAAAAGCACCCATCAATGTAGCTAAATGTACAACGTAAGATACATCTTCTGATGTAAGTAGTTTTATTTGTCCTACTACAAGTCCAGTGTTCATCTCCCCTGTCCACTTACCTCCTTTGTCAAAAGAGCAAGGCTTCAAAACTAAAGCTACTTCATCATCTCCTATTTCATATTTCATGCTGTCACTTTCTTTTTCCCTTTGAACGGTATTGTTTTAACCGTTATAAGTTTGCCTTTTTCTTTTAGCCAAGTTTCAGGTATGACCCTGTGTTCCCACTTGAACTCATGCTTGTCACACCAATCACAGTACCTTGTCTTTGATCCCTTGTACAACTTTGCTTTGCAGTTACTAAAGACGAAACGAATGTCTAGCTCTGGATGTTGTCTCCGTACAGCTAAGTGTTTGCGTCTATCTTCTACGTCAAAGATGCCTTTGGTTTCTATTATGATACCATTGTCTAACATAAAGTCAGGTGTGTACGTTCTGTATCGTAGGTCTTCCCACTCTATTTTTAAACGCTCATACCTGACTTTCTTCTGATGTTTTTTAAGATACGCAGCAACATTATCTTCTAAGCCACTGCGATACCTCCTAGTGCTATGCCTTTTTCTTGGGGGCATCTAGTAACTTAACTAGTTCTTCTAGCTTTACCTTACCAATAGCACGAACACATTGTATCTGATGATCTAGCTGATTAGCTATTACTGTGTTTTGTTGTAGCACATTTAGCAAGTCTAGCTGTTCCTCTGTCATATCATCTGTGTCATATTGCCTGTCGTTTATCTTTACTTCCGACATTAGTATTCTCCTTTTAGTCGAGTATAATGTATGATAGGTGCTTCTCTTTTACCTTTGTACACCTTAGATGGTAAGCTCTTCAGCGTAGGCCAGCACTTAGCTTTATGTGAACAGAAGTTACAATCCATAGGTAGCTTATAGTTACCACTATTCACACCTCTGTAAGACTCTGGCTCATCCGTAAAGCATCTCTCAAATGGTGCATCACTCTTGAGATACTCATGGACATCCTTTATCTTTTGTATAACTTTATCCTTATCTACCTCTGCTGCTGAAACATACTTGAAGCTACCATTGTTCTTATTAACAACCCACCAGCCACCTACCTTCTTGTTAGCTGCCTCAGAATAGCCAACAAGCTGTGGCACGTAGCCAAACCCATCACCTTTCTCAAGTGTATAAAAGTCTAAGAACTTATTATCGTATGACCAGTTGCTAGCTGACTTGACATCATCTATCTTATCATCCAGTAGCATGTCATACTCACCAGCAATTTCCTCAGTGTCAGACAAAGGAAGTGATACCTTCTTGTTATCACCAAACTCTACCCCAGAAGCTCGTAACAGACCTTTCAGTAATGCCTCTATCATATCTCCAAAGATCATATTAATCTTAAATGATGTAGGCAATACGTCTTGATGCACTGGGTCATTCTTTTCAAACCAAAGCTGGCACTTAGGACGCCCGACATTGGACATCCTTAACCTAAACTCTCGCTTACCTTCAGGCTCATTGAATTGTTTCTCAAGAGCTACACCAATATCATCTTTTACTTTTTCAATGATAGCCTTTGACATCTTAGACTTACCATCAATAGAGTTTCTTAGGTACTGGTGCAGTGCTATTTCAGCAGGATGATTCACTATTCAAAGTCCTCTACGTCTACTATGTTAGATACAATGTTTTGCTCACTGGCAGATATAGTTTCTACATTATTCTCTGCCCACTTGGTAGTAACGTAGTCATTGCTAGCACCAACGTAGTCTAGAAAATCTTGCAGAGTATCGTTATCACCTTCTTGCAAACCAACAAAGTTACTAAGTGAAGCGTTGATTACCATGTAGGGATTACCGTTTGGTAGATTGCGTGTCTCTCCTAACAAAGCTATACTCTGCTCTGCAGGATTGATACGCTTCTTGATTAGCTTACCTACTGTAGTATCAATAGACTTTAAGCTGTCACGGTTCTTTACATCCATGACAAAGGCGAACTCTTGGTCATATCCATCGGCAGGATCACCGCCCTCATAGAAAGCATCTGTTAGTGTAGCCATACCCATGATAACCTTAACACGACTAACACTACGGATTAGGTCTTGTTGATCTTTGGGTAGTGCAGCAAAGTCTTTGATGTAACCTGATGGTCTACCAAGATTAAACGTACCAATCGTGTCTTTCATGTCGTGATTTAAATTAGTAGACAGGACAGACTTTTGCATGGTTTTGTTCTCACTATCCCAGCGCTGCCACTTCTGTCGTTCAGCAAATAGGCGTACCTCTACCTTCCTTGCGAACACTGTGTCTTCCTCAGTCACAATCTTAAACACAGGGGAAGTTGCTACCTTACCATCGATTGCCTGTTGTATAACTACCCCTGTAATCCTAGCTAGGCTAGACTGTGCCTGTCCTGCAGGGGCAGAGAAGCCCATTGCGTCAGTTAGGTTCATGTTATCTACCTTTAATGCTACTGCGTTCTCTTGCATATTTTATCCTTTCTATGCATACTAAGTTAAGTCTCAAGTTATACCACTAAACGTCTTTTATGTCAAGCCAGTTGTCACCAATCTTGGACTCTAATAGTAGTGGTACATTCATTTCTATATCGTATTCTTTTTGAATTATATCATTAAGGTTGTCGTTAAGTAAATCTATAATTCTTAACACATCATTTATTTCTTCAGGGTGTGCGTCAATTACCACACTATCATGCACACTGTTTACCAAGCACGACTGCATAGGTTGCAAAAGACGGTCAAGCTCTAGCAAAACTACAGGCACAACGTCACCCGTAGCAAAGCCCTGAACTGGATAGTTCTTGATCATAGTGAAGTGACTGACTGAGCCGTTCTCCCTGCGTACCACATCAGGGAAAGCGTACTGCCTACCACTGACGTTAGTTATCTTACCTTCGTTCACAGCCTCATCACCTAGCTTCTTGTGCCACTTAGCTATGCCCTTGTACTTCTCTACAAATTGCTTGTAGTATGCAGCTTCTGCCTTACTTCTGCCATACCCGGTAGCTCCAAAGAGAGGGGCGAAGGTATGCTCTTTTGCTTCTTGACGTGTTGTAGGCTGTCCTGCATCACTGATAACCTTTGCTGTGTAGGAGTGTACATCAAACCCTGTATCTATCTCCCTCATGGCTGTGCTGTCCTGTGCGAGGAAAGCAGCAGTCCTGAACTCAAGTTGTGCAAAGTCAGCTTCGATTATCTTACCACCATCCCAGCGCGAAATGAACACACGTTTTATGGGGAAGGTTCCTCCTCTTGGCATGTTTTGCATGTTAGGTTTTCGTCCAGAAAATCTACCCGTATTGGTGTTTGTTTGGGTAAGGGTAATATGTAAAACTCTGTCTCGTTTAGTGTTGGAGTAAATGCCATCCACAAAGCTACTGAGGTAGCTACTAATAGCACTAAGCCGCTTAACATCCTGTAAAAATCCAATCGCTTTCTCCATGTGGTTGTGCTTAGCTGTAGCTATAAGTGTATCCAAGTTTTTCTTACCTACACCAAACCCGTTTGCACTTATCCATTTCTTGCTTGGTGGGAAGAAGCCAAGTCCAGCCATCTCATTAGTATTTATAAGAAGGTAGCCTTTACCACCACACTTAGGACACTTGTTAGGCTTAGCGTAACGTGTACCATCCTTTCTTATCTTGTACACCTTGCCTGTACCATTACAGTCAGGGCAAGTCTTTACGTTTGTCTTTAGCATAAGTGTGCTATTCTTTTTTACTGCATCTTTAAAGTCAGACGGGTCTACAAAATCAAATAGCTCTGCCCACTCCTTCTTATCGTTTGGCTTACGGCTAAAGATAACCCAAGACAACTGCTCCGGTGAGTTTAAATTTATGGGTGTTCCTCCCATGAGTGCTCTAGTTCTACCCTGCAATCGCTCAAGGATTTCATTTCGCTCTCGTTCATAGTCATGTCTGACGTGTTTGAGGGCGGCTGTATCCACCCTGATCCCTGATCTAGACATTCTTGCGAGAGCTTTGCAGGTTCTAAAGGTGATTCCTTGAACGGATTTAAGGGATGCTGAAGCAGGGGTTTTGAAATCCCTATCTGTGGCGTAGTACAGTTCGCCAGTGGTAAGCAGGTCAAGCTCAAGATAATGGCTGAGTTCATCCAACGGTATCTCATTTGTGTTGTATCCTTTCTTGTAATAAGTTTTAAGTGTATCATCCTTTTGGTACTTCAAGCCTCTGCGTATAGCACACTGCTCTAAGCTCAGGGGCTGCTTCTGTCCACGCATAAGCAGATACTCTGCCAGCATGGTATCATATATCTCACCGTCATACTCAAAGCCGTTAGCCCACAGCCACTGTAGATCATATTGTAAGTTGTGACCTATCAGCAGCGTGGTGCTATCAAGTAATCTTTGTAAGACACAAGAGTTCATCTTATCTTTTTCTGTAGCCTCGTTGTGGTCAAATGGTAGCAGTCTCTTCATGCCACTTTCTAAACACAAGACACCTACCTCAGTCAGAGTATTAGCCTCTTCGTAAGGATCATTGTATATCTTTCCATCACGTAGTGTTATGGAGTTCTCTACATCAAGCACCCTCCTCATGCTGAATACCTAGCCCTCTCTCCATCTAGCTTGCAAGTTACCCTGCCATGCCATCCACCTTTTAGTTTGTTCTTAGCTATTACTAAGTGTCTTTCTGTATCTCCTTCATACTCTCCTTCTACATTTGGGTTCTTAGATATCAACACCATCAAGTCACACTCTGATGCCTTGCCTGTCTTGCTTCCTTCTAGCATAGACTGATCAACATATACCTTACCCTCTGCCTCTGCTGATAGCTGAGACATCCAGATCACAGCACACTCGTACTGTTTAGCTATGTTCCGGGCGTGGATGGCTGCATCCTTGAGGTACACATGAGAGTCAGCACCTGTCTTGTTGGCGAACTTATCTCCCATGTCTAACACCACTATGTCAGGCTTGTAGTTCTTTACTACAGCCTCAACCCAGTTCATGTCTTTACCTGTGCTATCAACTATCTTGATGTTGTCGTACACTGGCTTGTACCTCGTAGATGCTAGGGCATAGTTGTCCTTGATCTCTTCCATAGGCATGTTTGATGCAGCACTAAGATACCTAGCACCCACACGAGTGTAACTCTCCTCGTTACACAGTACAATGCACCTAGCACCCTGCCTAGCAAAGCCACCCTCAGAGGCTATCAGAGAGGCATGGAAGCTAGTCTTACCTGTGTTAGGTCTAGCACCTACTAGAACCAGATGCCCACCTGATACGCCCTCTACCTTTCTTTGTAGGGATGGTATGTTGAACTGCCACTTAGATTGTATCTCGTTAGCTACGAGTAGGTTGTCTATGGATATGTCACCCCAATCTACTTTTAAGTTAGGCAAGAAGTTATCTTGGTAGTCAGTCAGTATATTACGCAGTGGCTCAAGCGTATTCTTCTCACCGTTCACGTAGTCGAAACCTAAGTTCGCTACCTCTTCACCTACTACATTCCTGAACAAGCTAGACATAACTTCTTGTGCTACCTCTGAGCGCATGGGTGCTTCATCACGCAGCTTGTCGAACACTCTTTTGTACGACTCCTTGTTAGCTGTAGTCATCGTCTCTCTAGTAAAGAACAGGCCCTCTAGCTCTGCAAAGGATAAGTCCTTGTCGAACTGACCCATAGCGTAGTCTACAGTTTGTTTTATTCTGCGTACATCTTTCGTAAATAGTTTATCTGGTGTATGTATTCCTTTGTTGTTATCATAAAAGTCTTTGTTCATTAGTGTCCGTATAAGGGACAACTCTCCATGTTCCATCTTATATCTCTTCCATTGTGTCCATTAATGCTTTCCAACTTACCGGAAAAAGCTTACCCATACGATAGCTTATTTTCTGGGCTACATCCCTAGTCTCCCCCTGTGTGTCACTAGCAGTTCGTAGCTTGCACATATCTGAGAACGCATCAAGGCTACCAGACCAGTACCACTCAGTCATAGTTGACTGTGGTAGTACCATACGTGCTTGCTCTGGGCATACTCCTATATTAATAAGTTCGTTATACCTTGAGTGACAAGGGCCATATACTTCATCATTTACAATGTCAGATACTTCAACCTCCCAAAAGTCAGCTAAATAAGTCTTATCAGGTGGGTACATATCTTTATCACTACACATAATTTTATTTACAAAACCGTCCCCACTACCTTGTTTTTTATTATTTGCTTTTTCTCTCCAGTTGTCAGGTGTATAGAACTCTGGCTCATCATCTACATACCTACGGCTGATCTCATTCCATCGTAGAAATTTGTGCTTGACTAACTGTCTAGCTACAAAGATAGGAGCCTTGATATGGAACGACACAAAGCAGTGACCAAAGGGTGACATGTGCCTGTGCTTGGCTAAGTATTTAATAAGCTTATCATCCTCTGGCAGCGTATAGGTTAGGGTAGTCTTCTTACCAAAGCTAACTCTGGCTGCATTAACTACTGACACATCACTTCCCATGTGTTCTATGTATGTTACTTCAATCACTTACTATCTCCTAATAAAAGATTCTCTAACACCTTAATTCTTTTCTCAAGGCTGGCTACTTTTTTATTTAGCTCATCAATATAATAATTTTTATTCATTTACAAACTCTCCTTCTCTTCCAAAGCTAACTAGGCAGTACTGATTATAGGCTGGATGGTACTCAACTACAGTGTATGTACCTTCATCAAGATTCATAAAGATTGCCATAGGCAATAGCACAGGCGTATCACTGAATCCATCAGATTCTTTGACTGTGGTTAGTTGTGTAGCCTGATAGATTTTTTGTTGTTTAAAAGTACGTAAGGTAGAAAAAGTTTCATCTTGATCTCCACATATCACTGGTTTTGTTTGTATCTTTCCTGCATAGGCAAGAGCGCCGCCGCCAATAGACAGACATGCTGTTAGTAATAATCTAGTAATCATTTCTTTTCTCCTATATTCATAGGTGCATAGACCTCACCGTTGTAGTTTGGGTATTTCTTATCATCAACCCCAAAGTTACAGGACACAAGAAGGAGTAGTGTACCTATGATTATATACGTGGCTTTCTTACACCACTGTAAGAATTTTATGTACGTAACCTCTGCTTCTATCTGCGCTGCTTCTCTAGGGGTCATTGGTAATAGTCCATACACCTATCTCAGGCCAATAGATAAGATTAATAATTACTGGCACTCCTAGTATCATAAACGTACAGATTAGAAAAGCAGAGAACCATCCCTTAATGTGATATTGATTGTCGCTACTCATACAACTCCCCTCCATCACCGGACCACTTACTGTTCTTCTTGCGCCTCTCCTTAGCTGCTTTACGTTCCATGTTATTCATGGGTCTGATAAAGGTCTTCACACCCATGTGATCTTGTAGTTCCTTTTGCTTGTAAGCAACCTCCTCTTCTAGCTGCTTACGCTTACCCTTATCACTGAACACCTTCTTCAGTGAGCCTATCATGCGATATATTTCTTTAGTGAGTTGCTTCTCACGAATGTCCATCTGTACCCTCCAAATATTTAATAGCCATCTTTACTCCTTCCTTGTTGTCACCTAGTAAGCCTATGCCTCTGTTGCAAAAATCACACAGCCAACCTCTAAACTTTTTAGTTTTGTGGCAATGATCTAGTTTAGTCTGGGTGTATTCTCCACAACAGGCACATGAATCAGCAGGTGGTCCATGTTTTTTTCTAAGTTCATCTCTTTCTTTTGCAAGTTTATAACTACACCTCTGACAAGTATACTTATATGTTGGTCTATCTCCTTTTTTATATGACGATATTTGAAACTTAGTAATGTGTTTTGTAGCATTACAAACCCTGCATTTTCTACTATTATCTTCATCTCTTTTATCACACTGTTCTGGTAGTTCCTGAAAAAGATTTAACTGCATATCTCAGTCTTTTTATGTTTGTGCTTACGCACTGGTTTAGGTTTCTTCTTATCAGGTATCACCTGTGGTTTGTACTTGGGTTGTCGTAAATCCTTCGCCATTGGGTTGCTCTTGTTTGTTGTGCCTCTTTGCCTCATCAATCCACCTCCCCAAGAAGTTTATATCTTCATCATCTTGATACTTAATATCATCACGTAACCTGATAGCTCTGGTAGGTATGTCACACCAAGCCTCTATCTCTTTGCGCATAACTAAAGTCTTACGCATAGCATCAGGATCAAGTCCAACGATAACATACTTAGCATCGTCACTCAAGCACTCTTTGTGTGCATCAGTTAAGTTAGTGCCTAGTAGTGCGAAACCTGTTACACCGGGCCATACTTTAGCCACAGTGATAGCACTAATAACATCCTCCACTAATATGAATACACCATTAGCTGTACCGTAGGAATACCTAGCGTACTCAGCAGCCTTACCATAGCGCAGCCATTTAGGTTTAGCGCCATCTAGCTCACGGCCTATTGCATCTACGAGCACACCGTTGTGATAGATAGGAAACACTGCACGTTTATCTTTAATGTCGTACAGTAACTCTACACCTCGTAATGTTTCTGCATATATACCCTGCCATCTCATACGAAATCTGTTTATGTATCTGTTGTTTACAGGGTTAGCTATATGTTCTGGATAAACGAAAGGTTCTGCCCTCTTGTTAACATTTCCAGTTTCTATAAGAGGCTTAACAAAGTAGCTACTCATCTCTTCTGCTGTCATGCCATAGCTAACTTTACCTTTGGCATCACAAGATAGTTTGTAGCAGTTGTAGATTATCTTACCGTCACGCTTGGTAGCAGTAAAAGTATTCTTACCGCCACATCTAGGGCAGTCGCTCCTGATGTTAGCACCTTCAGCTATGTCTAGTTTGTCCATATCAATAAGCATCTTTTATATCCTTTAGCATCTCTCGTACTGTTGCTTTAATATTTTTATTTAACTTTGCACTTTTTCTTTGGTTTTCTGTAGCAGTAATTATTTGTAAGTTCCCACTCCAATGTGGGCCTTTCTTGCTAAGAGGCCACATATGATCGACGTGATGCTGCACACCTGTTGCTTTAGTAAACATGTCACTCAGTTTATATATTTGGTTTACACGATTCTTTTCTATAGGACAATCACGCACTTTTATAGGTATCTGTTTTCGTTTTGCTGCTCTGCGTTTAGCATTACGTGCGAAAAACTTCTCTTTGTTATCTTGATAGTAAGCAACTACCCTCTCTTTGTTAGCCTTTACCCAAGCATTCTTGTTAGCTAGTATCCTCTCTTTGTTAGCCTCTCTGTAGGCTAGTAACTTCTCTTTGTTAGCCTCTCTGTAGGCTTTCTGTCTAACAGCTATCTTCTCTTTGTTAGCCTGATAGTAAGCAGCACTCTTAACCTTCTTTTTAACAGCTATCTTATCTTTGTTAGCTTGATAGTAAGCTTTCTGTGTAACAGCTATCTTATCTTTGTTAGCTTGATAGTAAGCCTTTTTGTAAGCTCTATCATGCTCCTTATAATTGCGTGTCATCACTCCTTCTCCTGTTTAAATGCACTGCGCTGGGCTAGTGCTTCCGATGCACCAGTGTAGGTATGCTTGATGTAAGGCGTCAGGCTGTTGATGTTAGTGTGACCAGACACTTGTTTGATCTGCGTTATATCTACACCTGCCTCAACCATCTCAGTGATAGCAGTACGGCGCATATCCATAGCTGTCAGGTAGCTTGGTAGTCCTGCTTCCTCTAGTACAGCATTGACGTATACGTGTAGCATCTCTTTACTGTAGGGCTTGTAAGCACCATCACTAGGCTGCATCTGTGGAGCCACCAATACTTGAAAGCCGAAAGTGTCGTGCTGTTGCTTGAGCACATGCATAAAGCCATCATTGATAGGTAGGTGTACGGACTCGCCTCTTTTGCTTTGCTCTAGGTTGCATCTCTTTTTGTCAAAGTCTATAGCTGCCCAAGTAAGCATACGCATATCACCTACACGTTGGCCCCACTCGTAAGCCATCTGTACAATCAAGCCAATGCTACGCCACTTCCACTCGCTGTACGCTGTAGATAAAAACTGGCTTACTTGCTCTGGCTCCCATGTAACCTTACGCTTTGGGTTAGGTGTCTTATCTATATATCGCATAGGGTTAAACACTGATATCTCATTCTTGATACCCCAATTTAAAAGTATAGACATAATCGCAGCTATCTTATTAGCTCTGAATATGCCACGTTTAATCCAACAATCGTAGTGCATCTGCATAGTAGGTACACTCAAACTTTTAAGACTAAGATGCCCAGAGCCATCCTCAATTATACTCAGGCAATCACAGTAGTCACTCTGCGAGGCACTACCTAGCTTACGGAAAGCATCTGACTTTAGATATCGATACACTAATTGCTGTACGTTCTTAGGCTTCACCAGTTTCTTCTTCTTTTCCATGCAATCCAACATACTCTACAATGATCCTCACCTATTAGTGCATCTATCAAACGCACTATGTTAAGTTTACCTTTACGTTTCCACTCGTAGTTTCTGGCTGACAGCGTTTGGTTATTGCTGCCACCCAGTGCTACGTTAATCAGTACGCTAATTGCTATCAGTATCTTTAGTGCGTACCTTTGCATCACGAAAGCCTTTTACTATGTAGTATATGAAGCCTAACACGTAGGCCACTAAGAACGGTATAATTACTTGGGTTCCCGGTTGCACTTTACTTTATCTCCTCTAGCATTGTCTTTCCTTTCTGGTTAACGTGCCTTGATTGTAGACTGTCCACAACCAAAGAACAAGTATTTATTTAAGCTTGTCGAACTCTTCGATCAATTGGTCGTACATCTTCGCAGCTTCGTCGCGTCTATCGGACAAAAGCATTGTCATCATAAACTCTAATTTAAACTTTAACTTGTTGCCTAGTGTTTGTTCTCTGGTTCCTGCTTGCACTTTACTTTATCTCCTCTAGCATTGTCTTTCTTTCATAGGCCAATCTAATTATCTTAGCTTGCTCATCAATCTCTTTTTGCAAAGCACGTATCTTCTCTTGCGCTTGGTGTATCTCGTGCTCTGCAATCTCAATCTCACCGCATATGCTCATTAGTCCATCCTTGTTATGTAGTGCTTACCGTCAGGCATAGGCAAGGCAAGTATAGCTGCCTCGTAAAAGTAAGCCGTACCATTAGGCGTAGCTTCACGTACTATGTCTAGCTTTTGTTGTTCATCCAGTACCATTGCTGTATGTCTCCTTATGTTGCGTTAAATTCATATATAGCTGTAGCGAAGCCACGAGGCGTAGCACTGCGAATGTTTTTAGTCTTCATAGACTTGCCACCAAGCTTGAGGTGTTGCCTACTGTGGCCTTGCTCTGGCTTTACTGGATCAGTCCACGGCATACGGAAGCCGTTACCTGTCCACAGGCAAGTCTTCTTAGGGTATGCATCTTTAGGTGCAATGTAGTCAGGCCAAACAGGGTGGTCAGCTTCATCATCGTGTATGTAATTGCCGTACTGGTACGGATGGAAAGAGTGGTTAGGCTTGCGCCACAGTGTAGCTAAAACTGACACAGGGTTTTCTATCATGTATGGGCAACCCAAATCATCAAACAAGTCAGAGCAATCCATAGCGTGTTTTGCAGCCTTTTCTTGAAACAATGGGTCAGCCTTACGCTTGGCTGCAAAGTGAGGCGCACCACTGACAGCCATATCAGTACACACAGGCCAAGCCATGCCAAACACTACATTCTTACCATTGTACTTCATAAAGATTTGCCTGTGTGTTTGGAAATCGTGCAAGTCAGCATGTACGTACTTGATGCTACCACCACTAGGATAAACGTCAGTGGTGCTGTCATCGTGCTGTATATCAAACGCTACGCAGCTATAGCCTTGCTCTGCCCAAGGCTTGAGGGCTTCACCTGTGTAGTCGTACAGGCTAAGTACATACTTATCTACATTAGGGTTAGTCATCTTATAGTACCTCCACATAATCATTTAACATATCTTGTACGGTATCAAGTATGTCATTAAATCTGTCTTGTGCGTCATCAGTATAACGCTCATCACCGTTGTCATCTTCTTGCCAAATATCGTCTAAGTATGCATCTTCTAGCCATGCACCTGCAATGTCTGCGGATAGTTCTAAGAATTGCTCATTAGTTATTTGCATTGTATCAGTCTCCAGTTTTGTGTTGCGTTTATTACTTACCATCATCCTAGCACAGCCCTCCAAACTATGCTAGGGTAAAAGTAAGTCTTAAAGCGCATTAACCTGCAAAGTGGCAAAGCTTACGCTTAGTCTGACGATTAGGCTTGCGTTCAATGTACACGGTACGCTTGCCTAAGTGGATAGCTGTCATGCAGTCCTTTTTAGTAATAGCAAAGCCACGGCTCGCCACCTTACGCTTGCGTGTTAATCCTTTCAAACCTGCAAAGTTAAAGCGAAAACCATTAGTACCATCATTAAGAGGCTTGGTTGCAAAAAGTATAAACATGGTGTGATCCTTTCAAATTGATCAATTTAAGTTATAGTGTCTTGTTTCAGATATTGCTAGGACAGTCAACAGCATTTTGCAAACCATCCTATAGCGTTGCATATTAGTCACACACAGCCATTGTGCGGCGTCTTAGTTCGTCGCTGAACGTCCAGTACTGATCAGTATAGTATGCCTCTTTGTCAGGGTTCCAGCCACGCATAGCGTCACGGGCTTCCCTGCAGTCATTAATGATGTAGTGCAATGCTGCAATATCGCATTGCTTTGCTTGTTCTTCCCATTTGATAAAATCAGATTGTACAGTCATCCTTACGGTGTCCTTTTTATTGAGGTTTATAATAATTGTCATACAAGTATTTCAGCTTAGTCTTTTCGGGATGCTTATGTATCCACATTCCACTGTCTGCAGTAAAGTTATTCTTAAAGAAGTCATCCAGCTTT